TATCGGGCGCGTTTCGTCAGTCATGCTGTTTGCTCCTGTTGCAAGGTTAGGGTGGATGGCGGCGCTAAAAGCGCCCCATTTTGATAGTGAACGGGCGCCCGCATCGCGCCAATTCGCCGGTGCGCCCTTCGCGGAATAGCGTCACCTTGCCGCTATCGCAGTCGACAATATAAAGCCCGTTTTCAGGGTCGAAGGCGTGCCCTGTCATGCCGACGGAATAGCCGCGCCCATCGGCGTCGAGCGGCATTTTGTGCTGGCAAAGGAATCCAATCCAACGCGCCACAGCATAGCCCGCATCGCCCTTGCGCATTGAGGGCGCGGCCTCTTTTAACCAGTCCTTAACGTCATCCGCGCCCCAATGCTGGTAGACGCTAAAGCCTTGCGGGATGCGCGGCGCATCACCCGCCACGATATCAGCGGCGCCGCTAGTGAAGTGAACGATTGCACGGTTACCCATGATATTTTCCCCTAAGTTATGCGGCGAGCGCAAGCTTGATGACTTTGGACATAGCGGCCCCGTGCGCCAGATAACCGATCACGGGAACGTCTTTCGAATAGCACGCGCGGCAAGGGCCGCACTTGCCCGCATTATTGGCGGCGTGGCACAGGGTGACGCCTTCGCGCGGCGTAGTGTCTGGCACGATCGTGGAGCCATGAACGCGCGCATCATATGCGCCGGTGACGCTATCGCTAGAGCGTCGCACCATGACATTTGGGAGCGCATCCATCGCTGCCAGCACAGGCTGAAATTTGGCGAATTTATGCATTCGCGTGGGGATCCAATGACGCACGTCAGGCGTCATTGCCATGACTTGCAGGATCTTACGCGCCAAGCGGACATCATACATGTCGCCGCTATCGAACCATCGAAAATAGCGGTCATTGCGCAGCGCCGCGACCATGTCGGTCACCCATGCCTCGCGCTTCCAATCCTCACGGTTCTCTTGGCGCGGCGCCTTGACGTTAGCGAAACGATAGTTGCCCCCTACCGCGTAACAGCCGGCGCAAGCGGGCACCAGATCGCCAGTCGCGGGGTTGATGGATCCGGGGCAAGTTTCGCGCGCCTCAAGGCTCCACGAACGCACGCCGTCAAGCTTGCTAGTTGTGCTGATACGGATTGCCATAGTTTGCTCCTATGCGGTGTGAGGGTCAGATGCGCAGGGCCGCGCCAAAATCGAAATCGGCGGGCGCGGTCGGGTTGCGCTCAGTCTGCCCCGGCGCGTAAAAGTCGTAATCGCCGGCATCATACTTACCCAGCAACCAAGTCGGCACAGGCGCGCGGCCAGCCTGCCACAGCGCGCCGTCGCGCTTGACCCAGCCGGACACCTTGCGGTCAATGTCGTTAAAGAACAGCCAGCCGTCGGCGCGCTGCGCCCAAAAAATGCGCTGGCCGTCGCGGCCGTATAAACGGCCGGTGTTGAAACCGCCGGTGGCGATGATGTCGGTGTCCTTTGTCAGCGAATCGGTCATGTCAGTTGCTCCTGTGTCAGTGCTTGTCTGGCCTGCGCAGAATACGCCCTTTGAGGGTCCGGTCAACACACTTTGTATTTTGGATATGGATGATGACCTAAAAAGTGTGACATTTTGGCACTATGCCCTAGAAGCCGTTTTAGGTATCTGGCGCGGTCACCGCGCGGCGGCGAGATCGGCCGGCGAAAATGCGTTCGCGGTCAAGGGGATCTCTAGCTAATAGGCGTTTTAGGCTATTGGTTGTAGTTTTTCAGGATTTCTATAAGTTGTTAAGAATGATTCTTAAGTAGGAATTTCTGGCAGTTGAAACCCGATGACCTAGAACGCCTAGAACGCCTAGAATTTCCCCCCGCATCCCGCCGCGTTATCGTTCGCGTTATGTTCCTTATTGTAATAATGTTGCGCAGTCCGCCGGGCGCTTGCGCAATGGGCACGCGCAAGCTGCGCCAGCCGAAAGGGCCCCGCCTAAATCGCCTAGACCGCCTAGCTGAAAGGCCCAAGCCGCCGGCTGGCAGCCGCTCGGTTTTTGCTGCAGCGCAGCATGGAGAGGGTGGGGGGGTGGGGCCGACGGGCGCGTGACTGTCACGGGCACGGACCACAAACAATTTTTGCTGAAAAATTTTTCTGAAATATTTTTTGAAAAATTGCCAAAGCGGCTTGCATCAATTAATGTGCGGCCATGACCTTTTACTCACTGCCGTTCACGCCCGAGCGCGTCGAAGCCACTGAGGCGCGGCTGGAGGCGATCTATGAGGCTGCCAAGTATGGCCTCAAGGGCGACAGCCTTGCGCTGCGCGCCGGCCTTACCCCAGCGCAGTATCGCCGGCTGGCAGAGTTCGACCCGCTGGTCGAGATGGCCGAACTGAAGGGCCGTGCTGATGGCGAGTGGGTCGCGGCCAAAACGCTGTACAACGCTGCGGCCGACGGCGACGCCAAGGCCGCGCTGGACATCCTCAAGCACCAGCACGGCTGGGTCGCCAAGCAGCAGGTAGACATTAACGTCGATCAGCAGATTTCCGTTATCGGCGCGCTGGAGCGCGCGCAGACCCGCGTGATCGAGGGGCTGTATACGGAACTTCCCCAATTAGAGGACAACACCCATGCAGCAGCCAATCTACTCAGCCCAAGACGAAATGGAATTGATGGCGCAGCTGTGGTCCCCGACGATTAAGGACGACCCGCTCGCCTTCGTGCTGCTCGCCTTCCCGTGGGGCGAACAAGGCACACCGCTGGAACACTTTGAAGGCCCGCGCAAATGGCAGCGGCGCATCCTCGCCGACATCCGCGACCACATCCGCGCAAACAACGGCAAGGTGGACTTCGACGTGTTCCGCGAGGCGGTCGCGTCCGGCCGCGGTATTGGCAAGTCGGCGCTGGTCAGTTGGCTGGTGATCTGGATGCTGACCACGCGCATCGGCTCGACGACCATCGTGTCGGCCAACTCCGAGGCGCAGCTACGCTCGGTCACATGGGCGGAAATTACCAAGTGGCTGGCGATGTCGCTCAACAGCCACTGGTTCGAGATTGCTGCGACGCGCATCATGCCCGCCAAGTGGCTGACGGAGATCGTCGAGCGCGACCTCAAGAAAGGCACGCGCTACTGGTCGGTCGAGGGGCGGCTGTGGTCCGAAGAGAACCCTGACGCCTACGCAGGGGTCCACAACTTCGACGGCGTCATGCTGATCTTTGACGAAGCGTCGGGTATCCCCGACAGCATCTGGTCGGTCAGCGACGGCTTTTTCACCGAGAACACGCCGCACCGCTTCCATCTGGCCTTCTCCAACCCCCGCCGCAACACGGGGTATTTCTACGAGACGTTCAACTCCAAGCGGGCGTTCTGGCGCACGCGCAACATCGACGCCCGCGACGTAGAGGGCACCGACAAGAACCTCTACCAGCGCATCATCGACGAGTACGGCGCCGACAGCTATCAGGCCAATGTCGAGGTCTACGGCAACTTCCCCAGCGAAGGCGACGACCAGTTCATCGCGGTCAACGTGGTGGACGACGCCATGTGCCGGCCCAAGCACAAGGACGCCAGCGCGCCCATCACCATCGGCGTCGATCCGGCGCGGTTCGGCAGCGACGCCACGGTCATCGCCATACGGCAGGGCCGCGACATCATCGCGTTGAAGCGCCATCGCGGCGCTGACACGATGGAGGTGGTCGGGCACGTCATCGACGCCATCGAGGAATACAAGCCTGCGCTGGTATGCGTCGATGAGGGCGGGCTGGGCGCGGGCGTCGTGGACCGCTTGAAGGAGCAGCGGTACAAGATCCGCGGCGTCAACTTCGGCAACAAGGCGCAGAAGCAGCTCATGTACGGCAACAAGCGCGCCGAGATGTGGGGCGCCATGCGCGACTGGCTGAAAGACGCATCCATTCCCGAGGATCGCTTCCTGAAGACCGACCTGATCGGCCCCCGCATCAAGCCCGACAGCAAGGGCACGCTGTTTCTTGAAAGCAAGAAGGACATGAAGGCGCGGGGGCTGGCCTCGCCCGACGCGGCCGACGCCATCGCGCTCACGTTTGCCTTCCCCGTGGCCTCCCGCGAGTACCGCGGCGACCGCATTGACAGAAAACCCGTCCGCGGGTATTCTTCGGCGGGTGTATCCACTTCATGGATGGGTTCGTAAACATGGCCGACAAGCGCAAGTCAGTGTCGCTGGCCGTCGGGCGCGGGGAAAAGCTGCCCGCGTCCAAGGGTGCTGGGCTGACGGCCAAGGGCCGGGCCAAGTATAACGCCGCCACGGGCAGCAAGTTAAAGCCGCCGGCGCCCAACCCCAAGACGAAAGAAGACGCTGGACGGAAAGCTAGTTTTTGTGCTAGGATGGCCCCTATCGCAAAAAAAGCTGGAGAAGGCAGTCGTGCAAAAGCATCAATGCGCCGATGGAAATGCGGAGGGGGTTGAAGTGTGGGCCGACATCCGCGGCTATGAAGGCCGGTATCAGGTAAGCAACTTAGGGCGCGTCAAGTCTATGGCGCGTTTTCGCCGCGGGAAAAGCGGATCGCAAGTCGCTATGCCTGAGCGGGTCATGGCTTTAACACCGAAAAAAGACAACGGTCGCACTAGACCTTACGTAGAAGTCCGTTTTCGCAATGGTGGCTCGCGAACCGAACGGTGCAAATGTTTTTTAGTGCATCGTTTGGTGGCCGACGCATTTATTAGGCCGTTGGAGCCGGGCGAACAAGTAGACCATATTAACGGTTTGCACGCCGATAACAGAGCTGTTAATTTGCGCGTGCTAAAAACAGTTGAGCACGCCCGCCTACACCCGTGTTTGACGACCCCTAATTCCCGCGACCCGAAGACTGGGTGGCTTGTAAAGGCAGGAACAGCATGAAACCCGGTCTTTACGCCAATATTCACGCCAAACGCGAGCGCATCAAGGCCGGATCGGGCGAAAAAATGCGCAAACCGGGCGCCAAGGGCGCTCCGAGCGCCAAAGACTTCCGCGAAAGCGCCAAAACCGCCAAAAAACCTGCTAAGAAAGGCAAATAAATGGGCAAGCCCTTCATGACCGTGCGTTTTGACAAACCCGCCGGCGCCAAATCGGCGCCCAAGCCCGCACCCAAGCCCGCACCCAAGCCCGCACCCAAGCCCGCACCCAAACCTGCGCCGAAGGGCGCCGCCAAACCTGCACCGAAACCCATGCCGCTGGTCAAGCCCCGCGCCAAGGCCCCGACGGCTGCTGAAGCCGCCATCGACCGCGCCAACCGCGCGCAGGAAATGGAGGCCAAGGACAACCGCCTGATGCGTGCGGGCACCAAGAAAGCCCCGCAGGTCATCAGCACCACCGTGCGCGAGCGCACCACGCCGCCCAAGAAGAAGTAACGTGCCGCTCGTCAAATCGACCAGCAAGGGCGCCTTCCGCAAGAACATCAAGGCCGAGATTGCGGCCGGAAAGCCGAAGGACCAAGCCGCCGCGATTGCGTATAGTGTTCAACGCAAGGCTGCGGCTAAGAAAGGTAAAAAGTAGCGTTATGGCCGATCCGACAGGCATCAACATGGCCGGCAAGGTCGCCCACGTGGGGTCTAATCCCGCCAAGTCGCCGCGTGACGACGACAAGATGGCGACCATGCGCAGCCGTCTCCAGATGGCGATGGCGGCCTATTCGGACAGCCGCGAGAACGAGTTGGACGACCTGCGCTTCATGGCAGGCTCGCCCGACAACCAGTGGCAGTGGCCGGCCGACGTGCTGGCGACCCGCGGGTCCGTGCAAGGCCAGACCATCAACGCGCGCCCGTGCCTGACGATCAACAAGCTGCCCCAGCACGTCCGCATGGTGACGAACGAGCAGCGTCAGAACCGCCCAGCGGGCAAGGTCATCCCCGCCGACGACAACGCCGACGTGCAGGTCGCCGAGGTGCTCAACGGCATCGTGCGGCA